CAAGCATCGGGTCTACCATTCACGATAAAGGGAAAGAACTCCTTGCAGAAATCACGATAAAGGTATTCTCTATCTTGTCGAGAAGAAACAATAACATCGTATTGGCTGGCAATCTTACGTAAGTAAGATTGCCAGCAAAACAATTCCCATCCAAATTCACCGATCCAGGGACCGGCAAAGATTATTTCTTTCGCCGCCATATAAATTCAATTGCACATTCGGCATTGCCTCTTGTCTGATCGGTCTTCTTTTTTGGATTGTAGAAATCCCGAATTAAACTAATTCTCTCGGGTTCGATCAAGTCTGAAAACCTTACGACCAAATCCAATATATTTATTGACTTGGCGCACCAACTTTGTTTCTTGTAAATCGTAAAAGACCACCGGTGCTTTTTGTTGAATCGTTTGAACTTTGGAAATTCATACATATCCTCATCTGGAACGGTTATAATCAAAAAACCATTTGGCTTCACCACCCTGATCCAATTCTCTAAAGCTATCTCAGGATTTTTCAAGTGTTCCAAGCAATGAGAAGAATGAAGGAAATCATAGGAGCAATCAGGAATACCTGTTAAATATTGCCCGTCTCCCTGTTCTAAATCCCATGTATCGCATGATTCCATACCAGCAAACACAAAAACATATTGTCCTAATGGATCGGGTTTGCCACCTACATCAATACCTTTGCCGATAAAATACCGGGTGTGAAATAGATTATCATTCAATCTCCGATGCGCTGCTTTGGTCTGTTCTTTCAATTGCTTCCCTTAATGTTCTTAATCTACGTGGTAGTGTCCGGGATCTTTTTCGCCTGTTGGCATGAATTGCCACAGGCGAAAAATGATTTAAGTGTTCTGGTCTGGACCACAACTTACCATACTTGTGCTTCTTAATTCCAGTTTGTAGGTTTGGCTTCTTGCTTAATGCGACATAGTAGGCGCTTTGATCCTTCCAGCGCTTGCGGTGTCTCTGCTGCCATTTTGCCAATTCGGGTAAAGAGACATCATTCATTTCGTCCAACAGGTCAAAGCTTTGTTGGCAATTGCGAAGGAAGAATAGACCGGTATTCACAAATCTTGATTGTTTTTCACCGCTTTGCAGGATTAAGTAATACTGATCGTCAAGGTATTCTTCTATGCCGTTGGCGATAAAGCACGCATCAGCATCTATCCAGACCATCCACTTGCAATCTGGCAGGTGTTTAAGACATAGTGCTACCTTTTCCATGTGTCGCTGGTATTCGGTCATTTGTGGAACCCTCGGACTCCACACCGATTTGTAAGGCGAAAAGGAAACGAAGCTGTAGCCGTTTTCCTTTGCGTATGCTTCGTTTATTTCTGCGGTGTAGGTTCCGATTTGTCTGTAGGTCTTATGGCTCCATCCCGTCCCGATGGTAATCATATTTCAAACCTGCTTTTTTCCGGTAGGAACTCTTGAATTACTTGCTTGGCTGCAAGAGTCAAACCTTTGCCGTTTGTATTTAAGAACGTGTGGTTTTTGAATAAATGTCTAATCTGTTCCACGTCATGGATAGGTTGGGTCAATGACACCTTACTTTCTAGCGGCATTGCGTGTTGATCGGACAAATTGTAATAAAGCGAATTGATACACATTCCTGTTTTCGCATAATCTGCTTTTTCGACAATTTGAATAAACTCATTCTTTCGCACAGGTGCGAAAGAATGAGTGTCAAAGTTCTTTGGATTTTTACAACCTTGTTCCTTGACGAAATGGTAGGTGTTGTTTAATCTGCGATACCATTTATTATTTCTACTTCCTCCCGCATTTCCATCTAATGCTTTTGTGTAGGTGGGCAGGATATTATTTATTCCTACCGGTTTCAACAGAAGATAATCATCAGCACCCCGTACAAATGGATCGGAGATTTGCGGTTGCTTGCAAGCCAATAATACTTTGTCGATTAGATTTGCGTCTTTATTTCTTTTGTGTTTATCGCCCAATTCAATTACAATTACTTGACCGCTTATCCATTCCGGTGGTGTGTCGGTTACGATATAGACGTTACCCAAATCAACAAAGTATTTTTCTAGCGAACGCAAGCAATATCGTAACTCCTCATTGCTGCCCCATGCCGATTGAACGCCTAATGGTATAACCACATCTATTTTCTTTGTTCCCATTTTGGGAAGGGCTTGTAGCCCTTCCCAAAATGGTGGCGGGCAACCGCCGCTACTAGCGCTGCAATCGCACATATCACAGGTTTGTTCTCCCGCCGCAGAACTTCCGACAAATAGACCATTTTGAAAATTCAAACTGATTCGAGTAGCGGTCAAGGTGCCATCAGCACAGGCAATGCTTGAGACAACTACTATGCTTGTTGTCTCTTCTGATTCTGATTCAGAGGGTGCTGAAGGTGAACCGGACACAGACGGAGAGGGCGAACCCTCAGAGGGTGAAGATTCAGAGGGGCTGCTTTCGCTTGGTGAAGATTCCGAAGGACTGCTAGGGCTGCTTGGACTCGAAGGACTGCTAGGGCTGCTTGGACTCGAAGGACTGCTAGGGCTGCTTGGACTCGAAGGACTGCTAGGGCTGCTAGGGCTGCTTGGACTCGAAGGACTGCTAGGGCTGCTAGGGCTGCTTGGACTCGAAGGACTGCTAGGGGAAGAACTTGATTCATCCTCACAACAAAAATTAAACACCCATCTTTGATCGCCGTTGCCGTCATATCCAATTGAATAGAGGCGAACAATGTAATCTTTTGCCCCTCTATAATCGTTCACTTCCCTTGCATTTCTTTTGCCTGTTATATCGGCGGGGTCATCCTCAAAACCACCATCACCATCGGGGATTTGTTTCTTCCAGCAATAGTCTCCTTCGCTATTTGGAGGGCTTGTAATCTTTGCCCACAGTGTTGGCTCTTCATTTCCTTTTCCGTCTGAAAGCAAACCTCCAGCCGTAGTGTATGGCATTCCATCTACACGTTTTACAACATTTGATATTTTTGTTCTGGCTTCTTTCGAGTATCCCATTAAGTAAAACTAAAAACTGAAAAGTCTTTTTCCTCATAGGCGACAAATTCTAATTCTGCGGGTTCATCCGTTGCGTTTTCTTTTGCTGATCCGTGATCCAAAGGCCACGGTTTTTTGACCTTGATTCCATCTTGATTCACGATTGGCTTTCGTCCCCCTTCTCCGTCTAACTCTTCATAGCCATAATCCAACACCCTTTTTTTCCAGGGGTCCGTGCCTGCTTTGAACTTGATTGGATACGTATATATCCTGTAATCTATTCCATGCTCTTGCTTCCACGGAGAAATGGAAATTGGTCCCATCTTGGCGCATCCTTTCGGTATTGTCTGTGCGTCTAATGTGAAATCGTCATCGTTGATCGTATTCACATAACTAAAAACATTTGTATCAAACGTGGCTTGATTTCTAACCACCGTAGCCATCAACTCCGAACTATCCCTTTCGACCAATTGGTCGAAAGGCTCACCCGCTGAGTTGAGAACACGTTCAACCGGATCGCTCAAATCCTCAAACATTTGTTCTGTTGCTTCGCTACTGCTCCAGGTAATTTCGGTAGGTTTGTTCAATGGCGAGTCAAAATACTCATCCGAATATTCCACGTTTACAATGAAGACATACTTTTGAGAATCCAAAGGTTGACAAGATTTGGATTTTGCGTAAGCATCTACGTCTATATCATGTACATCACCCAGAGCGGGAACACCCACAGCGTTAATTGCTGTGGCTGTTCCATCGGATACGGAATTACATTGAACAATAAAAACCCTTGTGTGTGTCGCCTCTTCTGCTGTGTGATTGCTGCTCCTGCTTTGGAAGCGTTCATTTACACTGGTAACCGCCATAAGCCCCCTTAATCTAGATCGTATTCAGAACTTTTTAATCTTGTTGCTATTGTTAGTGTATTTGTGGCTATTTCCTGTTGGACCGATAACTGCCGATCTTCTACGGTATTGCCGCCTCTTTGCTGCATATACACAAACCTTTGTGCCGCGGCGCTACCTGCTTCCAACATTTGCGGACCACCGGTCGGACCACCCGCATCTAATTGTTCTAATGCTGCTTTCTTTGCTCTGCCGTATGTGTCCCAAGAAATTTCACCCATTTGCAGCAAGTTATTCAACTCGTCCATTGTGGAATTGAACTTTTCAAGTGGTGTTCGGGTTTGGTCGAATATTCTCTTTGCCCTGTCCTGATAATGTTCCATCAGTTTATTATGTTCGTTTTGCTTTTCTTTTGCTTTTGTGTAGGCATCCGCAGCACCTTCCATAAATCGTTTTCCAATATCACCCAACCGGCTTAGCTTGTCATTTGACACACCAAATCCATTTAATACATCCGTGAGCGTATAGACTTTTGATTTCACGCTATCAATCTTCTTTTCAGCTTGCTCCAAATTGCTAATTACGTCTTCCGATATTAACGCCTTTGGTGGTTCAGGTGCTTTTTTAACATCAACCTTATCCCATATCGTGCGTAGCTGCCCCGCAATTTCTTTTATCGGAAGACCCAACTCCTTCGCCACCTCTTCCGGTTTTAATCCCTTCTCAAATAGTTCTTTCGCTTTCTGCTTTTCTTCTTTTCTCAAAGAGGTCAATGATCCCAAAGACTTTGGACCGCCGCCCAACACTTGACCGGCAATGGTCATTACCTGCCCCATAGCATTTAGCGTGTTATTCAGAATGCCTCCGGTTTCGGTAGCTGCCGCTTTCAGCCGCTCCCATCCTTTGGTAATTTCCGGCAATTGCTTTTCTGATACCTCTTCCATTGTCCCCTTAGCATCCTGCAATTTATTATGGTAATCCGTTATTGCACCGGACATACCCATAAGAGCGCTTGTTGAGGAAATGGTTTTAGCAGTAAATCCCATAGCCATTAACTGGCTTACCTTCTGTTGGTCGCTTAGACCTTCTAATGATTGTTCTAAGTCGGCAACAATATCACCCAAGAAACGGAACTTGCCTGCCGAATCATAAACTTCTACACCCGCCGCCTTAAATGCCACTGCATTTTCGTTTGCCTTAATTGAAAGGTTGCGAAGGATAATATCGTATTGTGTTCCTGCATCGGCTCCTTTAATACCCCGTGAAGCAAAGGCCGCTAAAACTGCGGTTGCTTGTTCAATACTCTGCCCGAATCTAACCGCCGATGCGGCGGCCTTGTTGGTCAATGATTCCGAGAATTGTTGAACACTTGCATTTGATAAGACGTTGGCTTTCACCAAAACATCGCCCACACGTTTCATTCTCCAAAGATTTTCATAGGTATCTTTCGATGCCAAACCCATAGCCATTTGGGTATCTGTGAGAAGGTCCGTTGCCGTTGAAAGGTCGAACATACCCGCTTGTGCAAAGGTGGCTACCGTTGAAAGAGACTTGATTGATTGTGCCGCCGATAGACCAGCCGATGCCAAGTAGTAATATGCTTTCGCTGCTTCTGCGGTGCTGTATCGTGTTCCCTTAGCGATTTCATTTGCCACCCCAATCATTTGGGTCTTCATTTGCTCCGATACGTCTCCCATGATTGCCAGGGATGAATGCATTGCTGTATCTACTTCGTGGACCATTTGCCCAAGTTTGATTGCACCGGTAATGCTTGCCAACCTTGTAACAAGAGAAGAAACGGAGGAGCCGAAAAGGTTTATCGTTTTCGTTTGCTTCTTAAAAGCGTTTGAAAACTTTGTGGTATTCGCTGTTAAGATAACTGATAAATTTGCGATTGATGCCATAAGGTATATAGAAGAGAGAAGCCCCTTTTCGCCTAAAGGCGAAAAGGGGCTTAATTAAACTTACCAAATATGTTTTCCAGCTTATCGCTTAGTTCCTCTTGTGTTGGATATTCCCGATCTAAGCCGTCTGTCTCATATCGTGGAAGGAATTTATTTATGTCCACCTTTGCCCCGACACTTCGGTATATTGCTGTAGCGATTGTAGCTGCTTGAATATCGGTTCTCTCTTCTAAGGTAGGTTCTGCGGAGAGATACTCCATCCATTGCTGATACTCGCTTGATCCCATCCGGTTATCCAATTCGGCAACGGTCATTTTGAGAACACGAGCTAATCTAAATTTGAATCGTTGCTCTGTGGTGAGTCTTTTTTTTTATCGTCAAACCCAGACAAGCGCCAAACAACGTCAAGAACATCAGAGATAACTTGACCGGATTTCTTGAGTAGTTCGGGAAGGTCTTTTTCCTCAAAGACCGGTGAACCCTCTTCATCCAAGAGGCATTTGATAGCTACCTTTGCATCCATTTCTTTGATCGCAAGCGGGTCATTCTTGTATTTTTCCAGGATTTCAAAAACCCATGACCGCTCTTTAGCGTTCAATTCACGGACCACAACAGAGACACCCCATTGATCTATGCGGAGTGTTTCTTTTTTCAAATCATCACAATTGAGAATCTTATCTTTTAACGCCATAATTACGCACTAGTAAAGGTTGGAGCGCCGGTTATTTTAATTGTAATGCTGTTCTTCACAGCATCATTCATAGGGGTTTCGTCCCCTAATCCCTTGATGTAGCCAGTAAAACCAATATAACTATTATCTGGCTTTGTAATTCTCCAATCCTTTTTTGTGCCTACTAGGCCGTATAGAGTGCTACATTGACTCTCTTCATAGATAATGTCAAAGCTAACTTCCCCGCCGTCTTTCAAGCCGGGGACATATTCTTTGTATTCAGAAGGTGAGTCATTGTTCGTTATTTCTACATCATCTACCGCTATACTAGGACCAGAAACGTCCATCACTTGGGCGATTAAAGTGTCTGGGGTGACTCCCACAGCCGCATATTTGATCGTTGTTCCAAATCCTTTCATTCCGTCAGAAGCCATTAAAATACCTCACTAAATAAATGGTCTACTCTATTTAGTGAGGTAGGATGAATTTTTATGAAGTGGCTTCCACGAAATGGACGGCAAAAGAAAGACGTATCCGGTAGACGGCTATATCCGTTCCAGGTTCCACGTTGTCGGATAGGTCAACCTGATTTTCTAAAAAGCAAGCGTGAATAGTCTGGCTTCCTACCGATCCGGTGTAGCCGTCCAAACAAAGCCGGATTTCATCGGCAATGGTGATTGCTTGTAAATACGTTTCAGAAAAGCAATCAATTTCTATTGAAGCTGTGGGAATGCCGGTGGGTCCGTCATTGCTCCAGACTCTTTCGGTTCCGCTCGTGGATAAGACCACACAAGGAGAAGAGCCGCTTTGCGGTATTCGATCTACATAGATGCGAGTAGAGACAATCGTGGTAATGTCGTTATCTGCTTCTAGTAATGTAATAAGCCCCTTTTTAATCATGCTGTATTTATCTTTCCTTCCAAGCTTTGGTTACTCCGTCCCTCAACTTCGTTTTCATTATGGCGATTGCCTGATTCTTTTGCTCTTTGTGGGCCGCCTTTAGAAAGGGGGTTCCCTTAACAAATCTGCCGTCTCGTGTTGTAAAGCCATCATGCACCAAATGAGCATAATTTTTCGGATTTCTTTTCTTCCCCTCAAATTCGCCAGAATAATTCGTTCTGGGTCCAATTATTAAAACTATGGTTCCACTAGTCCGATACACCTTGACCTTGCTACCGATTGATTTCTTTAACAGCTTGCTTTCGGTTGGGCATTTGGCTCTTGCTGCTTTGATTACCGGTTTTCCTGCCGCCTTCACCGCTTGGCGCAGCACTCTTTTTTGAACCCGACTAGGCAACCGATTAAACTTCCGCAGTAATCTTCTTTGCCCTTTTACCTTAATGTCAATCATACTTCCTCTTTACAGACCAATTGTATTTCTTTGTTCCGTTCAAAAACATTGATAATTGACGAAATATTAAATGTCCTGCTGTCAAAGCTGATACGCATATCGGGAGTAATGCCGGACAGGTGGCGAATAGTAATGATGTGCGTAGCATCCATAACCACCTGTTCATTCCTGATATTCTCGTTTGCGTTCAAAGGTTTTACTTCTGCCCACACCGTTGCGAAAGTTGACCACGTATCGGTGGACTCATTGAACGCATCCGGTGTGCCTGCTGTAGGCTCTTGGATAATCACTCTATGCCGTAACCTTCCCGCCCTCATATCACCTCCGGTATCGAAATGGAGGCAATCAGACTATCCACAGCAAGCGGGATGGTGCTTGTAATCGTGCCTGTAACTACCGCTTCCCGGTTCTCAAAGTAATGCGCTGCAAGAAACCTGATAGCCCGCTTCGCAGCATCAGGAACATTAGATCGGCTTGTGTAGCCGCAAACGTATGTCACCTGAACCGCATTAGGGATCGCTCTGGTATTCGGAAAAGTTGTTCCGTATGCCGGAACAACTTTTCCTTTAATGCTATGCGTATCAACCTGATAATCACTTGCGTCTAATGTTTGGCTTTCGCCATCTGTATCGGTATAGGTAATTGTGGTAATGCTCTGTAGCGGTGGATGGTCTAGGATGATTTCATCGGGAAATTCATCAAGTGATTTGCGGTAAGTGGCTGTCATTAACTGCCTTCCACTTGCCCGTTGAACATAGTCAGTAGCGTCTTTAATGCAGGATTGAATTAGATTATCTTGATCCGTTCCATCCACTCCGCAATGGTCCTTTTGTTCGCACACTTCCACCGGGAGCAAAGTAGGTGGAGTAATTAGATTAGTTCCCATTTACTTTCTTCCTTCTGCTCTTTCTTGCCGTTGTTTCTACCTCCGGTTCTGCGGTTGCTATTTCAACGGCAAGACCACCACCTTTGATAATCGCTAGAATGTCGGAAGGAATATTCTTTTCTTCCACAACTTGCCCAACACGATACGACCACGTAGGGCTTGCAATTGATTCAATGAACTTGTATTTCTTCATACTTGTATGTATAAATAAAAAACCCTTTTTCCCCGCGAGGGGAAAAAGGGCAGTAAAAAAACGAGGTCATCATACATTTACGCCGAGGTGGCGTTTAACAGGTATTTGATAGCGGAGCTATTCACCAAATCGCCGTCATGCCTACTGAATGACAAGAAACCAACTTGCAGATATTCCGCATATCTTTCAACAAGTCTAAGCATTTGAACAGCCGAAACGTCCCTTACCCAATAGTAAGAGAAATCACCATAAAGGATTGGCTTCGCAGCCGATCCAATATCCGCCATATCTTGATTGATAACGTAAGAATTGCCATCAATAGTTGGCGGTTGCTCTTTGCTTACTTCGCCTCTATTCCATAAAGGATTACCGTTGCCGTCCGTCAATTTCTTCACAGCCAATAGAGTAGTATCATTAAACATAAATTTGGCTGTAGCTCTGTAGGCAGGATCGACAGCGTGTTTCAGAGCCAAGATTTCGTTATACGTTACTGCCGTTGCGCTAGCTGCGGTAGTTCCAAGAGTGGAAGCAGTTACTACGCCCCTTACCTGGCCTGATCCTGTTCCAGTTGTGAAATGCGTATTGGTGATTCTACCAATACGAGTAGCCAGCATATCAGCAAGCCAGGACTCTACCGGAAATGCTGAATCCTGTAGAAGCTGTAATGGGCAACGAACTACCTTTGAATCATACATATAGGCTTGGAGTGTGACAGAACCAAATGTAGGATCATAGGTGCTATCGTCTGTTACTGCCGAATTTTCGGCCGTGAGTTCGCCGGTATTGGAAGTATCATCCAAGCTGGGAACAGGTAAGTCAGAGCCGGTAGTGGTAACCAACACCGTAGCACCAGCTTCACGAATACCGCCAAATGCCTTTAGCTTCTCTACATAGGTGTTCGCAAAATCTTCAGCCACGAAGTAACCGCCGCTTGAATCGGTCTCGGAAGACAAACCGGAAACTGTCCGCATTTCCAATTGAAAGTTATTCAAAGAAGTTCTTTCTTCCGGTGTCAAACCTTCGTTGCCGTGCCTAATCCATTTGCTAAATGCTCTGGTAGATACACCGTCTTTCTTCTCCGGTGTCTCTACATCTTCTTTGCCGATTCTTTCTTCTAAAGACTTTTCGGCTTTCTCTTGTTTTTGGATTGTTCTGATTTCATCATACAATTTGTCTGCATCTTGATGCAGCTTTTCAAATTGTTCATTTTCCTCTTTGGTAAGTTCACGGTTTTCAGAGTGAGCCACCTTTAACAACTTGCCAGCATCTTCTACTAACTTGGCTCGTTGTTCTGCTTTTTCTTTTTTATTGATCCAAGACATTTATTGTCTCCTATTTCTAAAGTTAGTTGTTTGGGACTCAACTGGTCAGCAACGGCTCCGAAGATTTGGTCTCCAAATATATTTAGAAGTGAGACAATAAATTTGCGCATGAAAAAAACCCACTTCCCGCCAACGGCGGGAAGTGGGCTATACCTAATATAAGAGGTGTTTCCCCAACCCCTTACTTATCTATCCATCTGCTCCTGAATAATCTAGCATTATCATCTACAAATTCGTGTTGCCATTTTCCCGCATGGCCGGGAAAATGGCGGATAACCGAATCAGGATGAACCATAATCTTAAATCCCAATTCTCTGACCCTCATACACAAATCAGCATCTTCCCAATAGCCGATCCTATATCCCCGATCAAAACCATTAAGGTAAACGAATAATGCCCGATGGATAAGCAGACAGCACGCATTGACCATTTGGACCTGTTGCGGTTTTTTTAATTCATCCGGTAAAGTAGAAAGGGTGTAAGGTTGCTGCAATCGTTTCCCATTGTGAAGAGTAAAGCCAATATGTCGAAATGCTACCCCGTCCCATTCACTCCCCAGTGATAGAATAATATTGGTATCATTCAACAATTGACAATTTCCCACCACTCCTACAAACCGGTCTGATTCGATTAAATTAAACAATGGTTCAAGCCATCCGGCTTGAACCATTGTATCTGCATTCAAAAACAAAAGGTGTTCGTTGTGGCTTGCCCGTATCGCTCCAAGATTACAAGCTTGACCAAAGCCAAGATTCCTTTTGCTTCTGATAATCCGGTAGGGAACCCGAAAGGGTTTTTTCTTCCACGCTTCATTGATTACCTGATATGATTGCTGTGGGCAGCAATCATCCACATAGATTATTTCGTGTGGGGTGGTCTTCACCCAACTCTGGATTTGCCGTCTAACCTGCTTCCTGCTTTTGTAGAGAGGGACAACGATTGATAACATTTTCAATGCTCCTAATTACTTGTTCTGGGTCAATCATCCGCATACACTTCCCCAGACCATTTACCGGTTGCTGGCATAGTCTCCGGTCGTCTGGGTTATTGTCGTTCCTTCGTTCGGGTCTCTTGGCAAGACAAGGGCCTTTCTCGCAACAGGACAAAGCCCCAACGGTGTGGAAGGTGTGTTGCAGTGGATAATTACCACACCATGTTGGGCTTTCTCTGCCTCCCACAAGGCAGAAGTATGGAACCTGAAAAGAGGCGCAAATGTGCTGTAGGAACGTAACCGGTCCTAGACCAGCTACAGCGCGGTAGCATAATTGAAAAAGTTGCCGGATATTCGTCTTACCGATCAAGTTGACCGCTCCGTTGATCGGTTTGCCGTTGTGTTCCGGCAAACCGATCTGAACACACTTAATCCGCTTCTGGAAATAATCCACAACCTCTTGATAATACGGCCATTGTTTTAGCGGTATGTCGTCCTTAATCCCTGCCGAGAATACAATGTAGGGACCTTCTATGATTGGTTTAATGTCTTCCCTGCTCAAATAGATATGTGGACGGTTGCAGGTTATGTCTATCGGTAATCCTATTTCGCCTTCTATTGCGACCACGTAGGAATGACTGAACGGTAGATTGTGTTTTCTGCTAGAATAGAGCAATTCGACATAATCCATTTCAATTTCTCGTCCGGTATAATCACCGGTAACGTATGGGTTATGTAAAAAGATTTCTGGATAACCACACACGACCGAAGTTGTAAATGTGCCTGGATAGGTGGTGTGAAGACAATGAATTGCCATCTCCATTACGAGACAATCGCCAGGCGCTCTATTATTGATTAGGACTAGGTTGTTTATGTTCTGCCTCTTTCTGGATTTGCTTTAAGCTTGCCATATTTAATAGAGGCGTTTCGGTTTCATTTTTCTCCGGTTTCTCTTCCGGTTGCTGGCTTTTCTTAAATTCATCGTATGCTTCTTTTGATCGAACCGCTACACTTGTTGCCTTATAGGCAGGACTCGTAACCGGCGAGATATGATCTAGGATCGCTTCGGTTACTTCCCGAATATCAATACCGCCTTCACTTGTCCACCGATCCTCTTTGGCAATGAACCCTATAGACATACCCTCTATATCGCCATGCTCAATGCTGGCGATTAAATCATGCGCAAATGTGGTATTCGGCAAACTCATATCAAACCGCAGACCGATTTCATCCGTCCACACTTGGAGAGTATCCTTTTCTGTTCTGGCTAGTGGATAGGCGGAATCGTGTTGTGATATTGCCCGTATATCATTATTTCCGTCAAGCCAATTATCAAAGGCAGAAGGAATAAACCGCTCCCGCCATCCACCAAAATCCTGCGATAGAGTATTAAAAGGTAGAGCATAACCGGTAAGGTGTGGCTTTTCGTCCACTTTTTCAATTCGGATTTCTCGTGCTTCTAAAAATCGTTTTTCAATTTCCATAATCGTCTAACCTCTTTTGTGTTCGAGTGTGCCATCGTAATTCAGCTACGTCTGTAATGCCTTCTATTGATTCTTTACTTTCCCGTATGTGGGCATCAACCAGCATTTCTAAATACTCTGTTGTTTCTCCCATTGCTTCCACAATTGGAAGAAATGTTTGCTTCACCAGATTACGATGATTCTGGTAAAACTCATTCGCCCATAGGGCGAATGAGTTTTCTTCTTTTTTCAATGCCCTTCTAATTGCATTTCTTTCTTTGGTCAATAAACGTCTGATTGCATCCTGAAAGATCGGGTCCAATTTCCTTTTGTCTTCCTCTTCCCGCTTGCTTGCGTCAACCATATTTAACGGAGATAGATGAACATCGCCCCCCTCTATTGTGTTCATATTTTCAAGTTGTTTAATGTGATTAACGGACAGCCAACCGCCCTGAATGCCTTTCATGTAATTCTCATAACGTGTCTTTTGATCGCCACGCAATAAGCCATCTACGGACATTTCAGCGTAGTATTCGCCTTTTTCCGTTTCCCAAAATAGCTTCCTGTTTACTTCGTTTTCAAACCCTTTGATCCATCGCATTAGAGTAGATTGGACATATTCAATGGCTTGATGTTCAATGTTTGAGAACGTGGCTCTTTCGAGGTCTCCAACCTTATGCGGTGGCATTAAAAATAATTTGGCTACGTCTCTGCCAGCATGAACCCTCGTTTCTAAGAATTGCGCCTGTTCGGGCGGGACCCCAACCTCTTTTAATTCCAAACCATTTTCAAAGAGCGGTGTTCCATGCGCATTGCTTACACCCTGATATTGTGCGAAGCTGTCTTTCAAGTTTTGCTTTGCATCCGGTGATAACTTGCCAGGATACGTGAGGTAGCCCCGCAACTGCGCCCCATTCGCAAAGAACTTGGCTGCAAACTGATCGGCAGCAATCGCTACCCCCATTACGTCCGCCGCTTCTTCTAAGACACTACGCCCCCTCAGACCATCAAATGATAGACCTGGAAAGTGTAGAACCTGATCGGCAGTGAGTGTTTCTGCCTTGCCATTAGCCAGGATGGTAACGTAGTAGATCGCTCCCTTTTCTCTAATTGCTCGGGTCCTTGTCGGCAAGAGTGGATATAGACCGGTTGCCCTTTCCCCCTGCTTTTCAATGTAGGCATAGCCATTGCCATACCTCAAAATATGTGCCGACACACATTCACGAAAAACCTGTGAGGTCATATATTCATTTGGTGTATCATGGAGTAAACCATAGTTTGGGTGGGCTGTGGCTCTTTCTCTTCCCTGATCGGTCTTGCGGTAAACGTGGAAGGGCAGTAATCCTAAATCGAAGCTAATCCGCCTTACGCAAGCATTATAGGTAGCAACCTTCATTGCTGTATCGTGGGTAACATCAACACCTGCATCATTAGAAAGATTGGCAGAAAATGATACTATGTCGGCGGCACGCAATGGAACAGAAGGATTTTCAATACTGCGGTGTTCCTTCTTCCTAAATAAATCAAATAATCCCATACCCTATGTAGGACCAATAGGATTAAAAATACTCAACACCATGCGAATCATAGACGCTACCGGATTCCTTATCCAGATTGGCAGAACCCAACGCCATAATCAAAGCTACCATCCCGTCTATTTTATTTTTGCTCTTCTTCTTGCTTGGCTTAATGTTTCCGGCTGCATCGGTTTCTATCACGGTGTTTTGTGCCATCCATCTTAAAACCGGATTGCCGTAATGATTTAATTTCCGGTCCAATACGATAGCTTCTAAATCCTTTGTCGGTTCACTCATTGACCGGAACCCTTGCCGGAAATTCATTATCCTAAATCCATCCCCGTCCAATTCGGTCATTATTTTTTGGGCGTTCCAATCGTCAACAGCAATTTCCTTTATGTGGTATTGCTCTCCCAAATCATTTATCCGCTTGCGGATAAATGATTGGTCCACCACATTGCCAGGGGTGGTATCAATGTATCCTTGATTGATCCACGTTAGATACGGCACACCATCCTTTTCTTTTTCCTTTGCCGTTTCCTCCGGTATCCAGAAGGTGGGAAGAACATCAAACCGCAGTAGCTTTTCCCCATCATAGATGGGGAAAAGCAAAACAAACGAAGTAATATCAACCCTACTGGATAGGTCCAATCCTCCAAAGCACTCACAACCGGTTAGGTCTTCCCTGTCATATTCGCACCCATCCCACCTTTCCATTTTTAGAAATGGTGATTCACTCGCCGTCCATTGATTCAATCGGTAGCGGCGGAAGCTTGCTTCTTTGGTTGGGCTTTTCTCTGCCTCCAAAAAATCCTGTTCAAATTGTGTAGGATCAATCGTAACTCCCCAGCTTGGATTTGCCTTTTTCCAAGTGTTGTCTTCATTTTTCCAATCATCTTCTTTATCCGCTTCTGCAATGTATGAAAAAAAAGAAATATCCTCCAAGCCATCGGCTACCTTTTTGGCATAATCGTATTGCTCAAAGCAGATAGAGTGTTTATCAAAGCCTGCTGTGGTAATGGAAATAAATAGGGGCTGTTCCCTTGCTGCGCCTGCATACCTTACCGCATCAAATAAATCCCTAGTCTTTGCCGCATGTAGTTCATCATAGAGGATAAGATTTGCGTTTAATCCTTCTGCTGAATTTGCTTCACTGGATAACGCTCGATAAAATGAAAGGGTATCTTCAAAGGTTACGCTCTTTGTGCTGTTGATCGGTTTCAAAATAGACCGAAGCTGTGGGCTTGCCTTTACCATCTTGGCGCATTCACGATACACATAAGCCGCTTGATCCCTTGTCGTGGCAACTGAATAACACTCTGCGGAGGGTTCTTCCAAGAGCATGTAAAGAATGATTCCGGCCCCCAATGTGGTCTTGCCGTTTTTCTTTGCCATGCTTACATAAGCACGGCGGAACCTTCTTTTGCCGTCCCTGTTTTTCCAGCCGAATAGAGGAGCAATGATCTTCTCGAATTGGAACGGCAATAGATGGAACGGACGGCCTGCCCACTTACCTGTTGAATGACGGAGATACTTTGAGAAGAAGTCTTTGACGTGTTGGGCTGCGGTAAGATCGAAATAGCACCCTTCCAATAATGCCGCTTCATCGTTTGGGGTTTGTATCCATTCTGCCCAACCTTCCTTAATCGCTTGTGCCTTTAGGTTCCCCAGTTTAGTCATGGTGCAAAAAATGTAAGGTCATTTCAAAAGCTTGTTGATCGGACCATCCCATTAGTTTCAATTCATCGAATAGATTACGAACCATACTGCTATAGTCGTATAGGTTTACATCGTTATCATCATCATTTTGCGGTTCTAATCCGATTTCCTCATCCGGTTGCCTGCCGTTCATTTGCTCATATAGTTCGATACTCATTCCTAATTCGTGGAGTTTCGCAATTAGTGTATCTACGTCTATTCGCTTATTGTCAATTTCAATACTCGCTTTTTCTCCATCAAGATATGCTTTTATTTTGCAACCCTCCAGGTCAAGAATGTATGGTATATTATCCATTATCCGCCCTTCATAAATTGTTTAATGTCTTCTTTTTGGTCTGATCCTTGACGAATACTTAACTTCGCTCTTGCTGCTGGAGTTAAGCCAAATTCAATTAGAAACCTTTTGCATTGATTCAAGGCTTCGTTCATTATTGCAACCCAAGGGGATTTCATTTTGAATCCGTTTGGGGTGGTTAAAACATAACCGGTTTTCTCCAGCTCTTGTTGTGCTTGGCGGTAACGACCATAAGCAGAACAATATATTTCCAGTGCTGACCGGTCTATCTTGCTCAACACTCCAAGCTGCTCCAGCAAAGGAACAATTGATTTCCATTCTTGTTTAGCCACTCTGCCCAAATGCTTTGGGCAGAGTGGCTTGCCCGTGGGTGCAACGGGTTCAGTTTGATAACGTCTCTTTTTGCCAGGGTCACCCCTAGCATCATTGATCGCTTTTGGAATTGGTGGTCTACCCATACATTTATGTAGTAAAAAACCCCCTTTTCCCGTAAGGGAAAAGGGGGCGTTCGAGTAAACTATTATGACAGCAATATATTTACGCACTCCAGGGAGTTTTTTTGGCGGTTTTTTTGATACGGCTAAACCCTCGGTCTACAGATATGGGGCTGTAGCTATCAAGCCCCCCTCGCCGTTTCCTTGCTGTGGCAAGAC